CACTGCACGTACTTGACCATAGGGTCATTGTTGTTATAAGGACCCACACCAAAGGTAAGAATACGCTTTGTGGCATAGTTCTGCAGGGTAATGCAGAGCATTTCCTCATCACAGTTCTCTACCGTGGGGAATCCCTTCTCAGCAGACACCTCGATGTCGATGGTAACCACCTTCATCTTTTTGATGTCAAACTTGATCTCATCCTCAGGATACTTATCAGAGATATACTGATAGACGTACCTATTATTGCCGTAGATATCGAAGTTCTCTACTTCACCATGAGTTTTGTAGAACTCACGGCAATCTTTGACTGTGCCTGGTTGGATACTCTGGACATATTTGCCGTCCAGTGTTTTGAATTTGGTTTTCTTACGCGACGGAACAAATAATGTGGGTTGGTAACTCTCTCTGGTTTTGATCGGGCGACCGTTTTCATACCCACGCACCAGAAAGTCGTTGCCGACCATCTGGATATTCGTGTAAAATCTCATTCAGCGGTGACCGATTGATACTTTTCCAGTTGAAACTTGTTTGGTTCTACGATAGTCAAAATACTATCAGAATGGATCATCAGTTCGTTTTGATCAGTGAAAGAAGGCCAAGACTCGAACGTGACATTCTCGGTGCAGTCGTCATGCAGCACCATCTTATAGGGTTTGATCAGTTTACAGTCTGGTTCTCCCATCTCAGAACCAACTTCCTCGACTCGTGAGATTAGAACTGTTTCGTTCTTCAATAATAAAATCTGGATCATGGAAGCGACAGTCTTCGGTTCTTCAATTCTACCATGGACTTGCGAATCTTGTCGATGTACCCAGAATTTCTCAATTCTTTGAACACCAGGTTCTCAAACCCATACTCTCCGAACTTCTCAAGGGATGAGGCACGTCCCGCCCGGAGTTTTTTGACGATTGACTTGAGTGCTTCAGGTTTTTCTGTCTGAATCAGCGTGTCAATCTTCGCCTTCAAGTTGTTTGTCTTCTTAGTGAGTTCAAATTCATCGATCTCACTCTCATTCTTCTCTGGTTCTTGCACCCATTTGTTCTTCAGGACACTATAGACACCCTGACTCTTCTTTCTAGTGACCCCAGGACGTTCAATGTATGGTTCTACGGGTGCACCATAGACCTTTACATCATGTGTGAGTTCCCAAAGCGTCTTCTTGTCCATAAAATAGTCCGAAATTAGTTCCGGATCGCATTTTGGGACAAGTGCAGGGTCAATTACCAGGTGTACATCGATGTCACTGAACTGTGTGTAGTTGTATCCGGCGTTGCCGCCCAACATAAGCACGTCAGTGACAGCAGAATCATCCAGTTCAACGAAATCTGCGAACGCTTTCGCAAAATTCATCAGTGCTTTACGCACTTCTGGTTTGAGTTTAGTCCCAAACCAGAACTTAGGGTTCAAATCTTCCCGAAAACGCAAAGTCAGACCTGCGGTTTCCCGCAAATCTGACGCTTTTATATGATGAAGGACCCTGTTGTACACTAATTTACGACTGTCATCGTATTATTTAGAGGTAGTCCTTGCGGGCATGGTGATCAGGGACGATTTTTTTCAACGTCACGATCAAAAGTCCGTCTTCAAAGGACACTGTGTCGATGTTGACATCCTCTGCGATGGTCCAAGCACGCTCAAAGTCGCGGTTTGCCATTCCACGATGGATGTATTCACCATCCAATGCTTTCTCACGCTTCCCTTCTACGATAAGTTTACCGTACTCGGAGTATACTTTGACCTCATCCTTCTTGAACCCCGCCAGTGCGATCTCTAGGCGTGTCTCGTGGTTGCTGAGTTGAAGGATATTGTATGGAGGGAAGTTTCCAACAGTGTTGGACTCCCAGAATTGGTTGAAGTGTGTGTCCCAACCAATAGAATTTTTGTTGATACGATCAATCAGATCCGGCAGACCAGCTGCACGAAATTTCTCGATGTTAGACATGGTAAATCCCCTAATAGGCAGATTGTGTTGTGTGGACCCCGAAGGCATCCACACTTATTTATAGCACATCTGGGAATTTTAGAGGTTCGGAGAACCGTCAGTTCTCCTGGACCCTCTTCTTACCAATGTTATACTTCGTCTCTAGTGTCCATTCAGACTTCTCGCGGAATGAGATGACTTTGATTTGATTCAATGGGGATACATCAGCAATATTTTGCAGTGCCTCATCAGAAATCAAAACCAATCCCCAATCTACTAGGAGTTTTACAATTCTATTACGACGTTGAACGTCATTGATAGTCAGGTTTGCTCTCTTACCGTCCAGAGCAAACAGTTCTTTGAAATGGACAATAAAATATCTTCCCTGCTTATGAAGAATATGACAGGACTGATACAGTTTCTTTTCTTTACGAGATGCAACTCCAATGCGAGTTAGAGTCTCACGAACTTTTAGAAAATCATCTGGTTCTTGAAGAACCACTTCAATCATCTTAGCAGATGACCATTCATAAATGGGTTCACTACTATTCATTGCAACCCTCCGGTGTCAAGCTTTTTAGTAATATGATCCAGCATTTCACTGGAAAGAAGAGGGAGCACTTGCTTCGCCTTTTCGTCAGAATAACCGTAGTATTTTTTGACGAGTTGGAGATTCACTAGCTCATCTTTGCGGACCCAAGGAGAGAATCTCTTCTTCGATCTCAGAGTATTTAGTAAAAAGTCGTATTGTAACTTATTATCAAGTTGGTGGTAGATATTCATCTCATTGGCGTACATCAAGGAGTCGATGTGCCCAGACAAACAGCGGTTGATAATGTAGGGAAGATACTTGGACTCTAGGAGTGGATCTTCTTCAATTAGATTGGTCTTGGTCTCGTTGATTGACTTCAACCAATCTTTCAATTCAGGCATTCTTCTTACGAATAATAATACAATCGTTGTCGTAGTCTGGGACGAACTCTAAAACTTCATCCGGATCCCAACATAACTCCTCATACAAAGTATTGAGAGTCGCCATGTCTTGCCACAGGTCGGTTGGTTTTTCCATTAGGAACAATGAATTCCAACAGTATACCACATTATCTATCGGTTGAAAATTCTTTCTTTCAGTTCATTTGTCCACTTATCATAATATGGAGTTCCCTTTAGTTCGTTCCTAGCATCCTCTAACTCCTTCCTCAACTGTACCAACAGCAAAACCATTCCACTGTTCAGGTGTTGTCCTCCCACCTCTTCTACGAGGTCAGGATGCTCTTCTAGGAACAAGAAGTCTGGGTAGATCGTGTTACACTTCTCCGCAAGTTTAGTAACATCGTCTGCAGATTGATTATCAATAACAAAAATCACAACCTCCTTAGTCCAGGGTTGTGACATCAAACCAGTTATCTGAGAAAAATTATCATAGTCTATTACCTCCACCTTCTTCCTCAAAAAAGCAGACTTAGCAAATGGGCATGGAGGAAACCCACCAAACGCCGCACTAGGTTTGGTTAGCATCTCAAACCAATTCTGGAGTCTAGTCTCTTTGACGCCAGTCATCACAACGATCAGTGCGGAACCATTCCATTATATCATCTGCCCCATCAAATGTCTGCTTGTGCTCGGTCGGGTCCGGTGAACCAAGATTTAGATCATTGAAAAAATCGTCTTTAGGATTCAACACCTCCCTCCTAGCACGGTTCAACCATGTTCTAGCAGTAGTGTTTGCTTTAGCAAGTTTGTTTGCCCATATCATATCTGCTAAAGGAACCTCTTCCCGATTCACAATCTTCCTGCAGATTTCTTCCAGTCGCAGGCGGTACTGAGTTGACAGCATACTATTGAGTCAGACACTACTATCTAGGGACTTTTCCATTGCGTCTTTCAGTTCAAGAGAATGTTCAATTTCATCGTTCAGGATCTCTAGAATCCTTTCATCTTCTCCATTGTCCCGAATATACTTCTCATAGGTATGGGCAGCATGGACCTCTACCTCATACGATAGATGGTACGCTGACTTAGGAGCCAACCAGTAATACACCACATTGGTCCAATAGTATAAAAGGACCAGGTGTCTTGCGAGAAAACGGTCAATCCAATAAGAATTACCGCCCCTGCTCTCCATGTATTCCAGATGTTCGGTTTCATTGACGCTT